CTGCACATGCTACACCTCTAGCTGTTATCAACAGAATGGGGCGAAAGCTTGACCAACAGCACGTTGATAAAGAGGGAAGATGGCTTGTAATCGACCCAGTCTTTGCTGAATTGCTAAAAGATGAAGACTCCAGAATTATGAATGGTGACTTTGTTTCTTCAAAGGACGAACTCAAAAATGGAATGATCTTTAGCAACTTGCATGGCTTCAAAGTGTTCATGTCAAATAACCTACCTGAAATTGGTAATGGTCCTACAGGAGCTACTTCTACTGGATCAAGCCACTTTGGTGTAATCGTTGCAGGACATAGTTCAGCAGTAGCCACTGCAGAGCAAATCAACAAAACAGAGACATATCGTGACCCTGACAGCTTTGCTGACATCGTCAGAGGTATGCATCTCTATGGACGTAAGGTATTACGACCTGAAGCACTTACTCGTGCTATATATGTATCTAAATTCTAAGGGAGGTAAATCATGGCTACAATTACAGCAACTCTTGCAAATACTCATGGTTCTTCTTCTCGTGGAAGACAACCATATTACGTGCAACAAATAGTTGACCTAACAGCTAACAGCATTAATCCTAATGGTGACGTAGTGCAGTGTATCACTGTACCTGCTAACACTAAAATTATTGCTGCAGGTTTTCAGGTAACTACAAGTGCAACGCAAAATACTGGTACAGACGCAACAGCCATTCTTGGAACTGCTGTGGATGATAACGAGTATGTTGCAGCATTTGACATTGATGGTGCATCTGATGGGGCTTATGCTCCATGTGCTACCCCTGCAGGTGAAGTTGTTATAACTTCTGCAGATACTTTGGACTTGACACTTGCAGGTGGAGGAGCTTCCTTCACTGCAGGTAAAATCAGAGTATATGCTGTCCTACAGGACGTTAGTGACATCGGTGAGATGGAAGCTGACGAAGTGGCTAGGGATCAACTTGCATAAATTATAATCTAGGGGGCAGGTGAAAGCTTGCCCTCTATTTTAATATAAAGGAATAATAATGGCAGATACAGTCACATCGCAGACAATACTAAATACACCCTATAGATTGGTTATGAAATTCACTAACGTAAGTGACGGTTCAGGAGAGAGTGCCGTTAAGAAAGTAGATGTAAGTGCATTTACTGCAGGTGAAAAAGGTGCAACATGCACAGGTGTAACAATAGACAGAATACATTTTGTAAATGACGGAATGAAAGTACAAATACTTTGGGATGCTACTACAGACGTAGAAGCATACAAACTATTAGATACCGAAGGGTATTATGACTTTTCACATTTTGGTGGATTACAGAACAACGCAGGTTCAGGTAAAACAGGTGATATAATGTTTACAACTGTTGGACATGCTAACACGGAAACATATAACATCATATTAGATATGACAAAACAATCCTAAGAAAGGATAATAATGTCTGGCACATATCTAACACTTACAAATAATACACTAGCAAGACTAAACGAAGTACAGCTAACTTCTTCTAACTTTAGTAATGCTAGAGGTATACAGGTGCAAGCACAGAACGCTGTTAATGAATCTATACGATATATAAATCAAAAAGAGTTTACATATCCATTTAATCATGCAACGGAAACAAAAACTCTTACAGCAGGAACAGTAAGGTATAGTGTACCTACGTCAACAAAGCACGTAGACTACAATACATTCAGGCTGATAAAAGATTCTGACTTAGGTAATAGTGGATATAGACTAGGCATCTTGCAGTATAATGATTATGTAAATAACTATATTACACAAGAAGATGAAATAGTTACCACAACACTAAGTCAAACTCACACAGACTCTGTTACTACATTGACTGTAGCAAGCACTACAGACTTTGACAGTGCAGGTACAGTACATGTAGGAAATGAAATAATGACCTACACAGCAATAGGTAGCTCTACAACACTCACAGGTGTTACTCGTGGAGCAAGTGGGACAACAGCATCTGCCCACGCTAGTGGAGTGCAAGTTGCACAATTTGAAGAAGGAGGAATTCCTAGATATGTGGTTAGATCTCCAGACAACAATTATCTTTTATACCCTTATCCTACTAAGTCACATTCTATAAAGTTTGACTACTACACTTTTCCAACAGATCTTTCAGCACATGATGACACAACAAGTATTCCTGCACGTTTTGATGCAGTAATAGTGGACGGTGCTACAGCTTTTGTGTATCAGTATAGAGGTGAGACAGCACAGTATCAGCTAAACTTTGCACGATATGAACAGGGTATCAAGAACATGCAGACCCTATTAGTAAATAAATATGAGTATCTACGTTCTACATTCATACCAAGAACACCAACAAACGTATTAGATTTAAACCCTAGAGTAGTATAGTATGCCTGATCTATCACAAGTACAACCTACAGCATTTAACTGTCAAGGTGGACTAGTTTTAAATCGTTCTACATTTATGATGCAACCCGGAGAAGCATTAGAACTTACAAACTTTGAGCCTGATATAGAGGGTGGATATAGAAGAATAAATGGGTTCAGTAAATATGTAAGTGCTGTTGTACCACAAACAAGTTCTTCTACCGAACAAGTTTTAATGGTAGCTACATTTGGTGACTTGGTTGTGGCAGCCAGAGGTGAAAAGATATTTAGTGCTACAGCAGGTGGCTCTAGTTGGACAGAACGAGATAGTGGCAGAACAGGTGCAGGAACATATGCCTTTGAAAGATTTAACTTTGACGGCAACAGCAAACTAATAGTAGTAGACGGAACAAATGCTCCTACTGTATTTAATACAGCAATGTCAGCAACAGATGTAAGTAACAGTGACGTAGCAGGTTCTAAGTTTGTAACAGCATTTAGAAATCACATGTTTTATGCAGGTAAGTCTGCAACACCACAGACGCTAGTTTTTAGTGAGCCTTTTGATGAAGACGGTTTTACAGGAGGTCAAGGGGCAGGAAGTATAAAAGTAGACGACACTATAACAGGGTTAAAGGTTTTCCGTGATAATTTATTTATCTTTTGTGAAAACAGAATATTTAAATTAAGTGGCAGTACATCAAGTGACTTTGCCGTGTCTGCCATTACTAGAGACATTGGCTGTATAAACGGTAGCACTATACAGGAATTTGCAGGTGACTTGATATTCTTAGGACCTGATGGTCTTAGAACAGTTGCAGGTACAGCAAGAATTGGTGACGTTGAACTTGGTACTATTAGCTCTAATGTGCAGTCTATATTTGATGATAACCTATCAAGTGCATCTGAGTTTCAAAGTGTAGTTATACCAGACAGATCCCAGTATAGAATATTTTTTACTAAAGATGGTACAGGGCAAAATGCTACAAAGGGTATAGCCTGTGTTTTAAAAGGTCAAGCATTTGAGTTTTCAGAGTTAAGAGGTATAAAACCTGCATCAACAGACAGCTTTGTATCAGCAGGTAATGTTATAGTTTTACATGGAGACTACTCTAACGGCTATGTGTACCGACAAGAATCAGGTAATACATTTGATGGCACAGCTATACTAGCAAAGTACAGAAGTCCTGATATGACGTTTGGTGATGCAGGTATACGAAAGCACATGCAACGTGTAGTTGTAAACTTTAAGCCTGAGTCATCTATAGATGCAGATTTATTTTTACGCTATGACTATGAATCTAAAGACTCAGCAAGACCTGCTGCATATGAGTTAGACTCACAAGATATTGCAGCTATATATGGAACGTCAACATATGGTACATCTTCTTCTGTAGTTGGTACATATGGTGGTGCATCACAGCCATTGTTTAGACAATCCGTAGAAGGTTCAGGATTTGCAGTAGCACTAAGAGTAAATGACGGTGGAGAAACAGCACCATATTCACTAAAAGGTTTTCAATTAGAATATCAAGTAGGAGCAAGAAGGTAAATGGGAGCAACATACACAAGACAGTCTTCATACTCTGACGGTGATGTTATCACGGCAGCCCACACTAATGACGAGTTCAATCAGTTATTAGCTGCCTTTGCATCATCATCAGGACACACACATGACGGCACATCTGCTGAAGGTGGTCCTATAACAAAGCTACTAGGTAACACACTTACCTTTGGTGCAGGTACAGCAGGAACAGATATAACAGTAACCTTTGACGGTGAGACATCAGACGGTGTACTCAAGTGGATGGAAGACGAGGACTACTTTGAGTTCTCTGACGATATACTTGTAGCGTCCACAGAAAAGCTACAGTTCCGTGATACAGCTATTTACATCAACTCTAGCACTGACGGACAGCTTGACATTGTAGCTGACACAGAAGTACAAATAGCTGCCACAACTATTGATATGAATGGTAATGCTGATGTATCAGGAACACTTACATATGGTAGTTTATCAGATGGTGCAATAACAATCACAGCGTTTGTAGACGAAGATAACATGGCTTCTAATAGTGCTACTCTCGTACCTACACAACAATCTGTAAAAGCATATGTAGATACACAGCTAACGGCAGAAGATTTAGACTTTCAAGCTGATAGTGGTGGTGCATTAAGTATTGACCTAGATAGTGAAACACTTACATTTACAGGTGGCACAGGTATTGATACAAGTGGTAGTGGTAACGCTGTTACTTTTGCTATAGACTCTACTGTAGCTACACTTGCAGGTACACAAACATTTACAAACAAAACACTAACCTCACCAAAGATAAATGAGAACGTAGCAGTATCAGCCACAGCAACTGAACTTAACATTATGGATGGAGGTACTTCTGCCACAGGAACAACACTAGCAGATGCTGATAGAGTTGTTGTAAATGATGCAGGAACAATGAAGCAAGTTGCTTTAACTGATTTTGAAACATACTTTGAATCAGCTTTAGACACACTCTCTAATGTTACAACTGTAGGTGCATTAAACAGTGGTTCTATAACAAGTGGCTTTGGTGCGATAGACAATGGCTCATCAGCTATAACAACTACAGGCACAGTTACATACGGTAGTTTATCTGATGGCTCAATAACCGTTACAGCATTTGTTGATGAAGATAATATGTCATCTAATAGTGCTACCCTTGTGCCTACACAGCAGTCTGTAAAGGCTTATGTTGATGCACAGATAACAGCAGAAGATTTAGATGTAGCCACTGACAGTGGTACAATTGATATTGACTTGGACAGTGAAACACTAACCATTGCAGGTGGTACAGGTCTGTCTTCAAGTGCATCATCAACAACAGTTACAATGGCAGTGGATGCAGCTCAAACAGGAATTACTTCTGTAGTAAACTCTAGTTTAGAAATAGGTAGAGATGCTGATAACAGAATAAAGTTTGACACAGACAATCAAATTGTCTTTGAAGTATCAGGTGGTGACAATGTAATATTTAAAGCTAGTGGGGAGATAGAAGCTACTAGCCTTGACATATCAGGTGATGTAGATGTTGATGGAACACTAGAAGCTGATGCTATAACAGTCAACGGCACAGCTTTAGGAACAGTGATTGCAGGTACTACAGTTACAAACGCAACAACTGCAGCCGTAGCAACAACTGTAACTATTAGTGATAACGAAAACACAAATGAAGATAATGCTATTATATTTACAGCAGGTGGTGATGTAGACGGTGGTAACATTGGATTAGAATCAGATGGTGATTTAACTTACAATCCTAGCACAGGAAGGTTGACAGCAACACAATTATCTGGTACACTACAGACTGCAGCACAAGCAAATGTAACATCCCTTGGAACACTAACTACCCTCACAGTAGATAACGTAATAATCAATGGGTCAACCATTGGACACACTGGCGATACAGACTTAATAACAGTTGCTAGTGGTGTACTCACCGTAGCAGGTGAAGTCGATGCTACAAGTTTAGACATTAGTGGAGATGCCGACATTGACGGTACACTTGAAGCAGACGCAATTACTGTAAACGGCACAGCCTTAAACACAGTTATAGCTAACGAAGCCACAGCACTAAGCATAGCCTTGGGTTGATATAGGAGAGAAACATGGCAAATACATTTAAAGTGGTGACAAAGGCAGGAGTAACGTCAGCAGATGTTATATACACTGTAGCAGGTAGTACAACAACAGTTATACTAGGTCTGATACTAGGTAATACAACAACAAGCCAAGTTACATCTACCGTCACACTCAGTTCAGACACAAGTAGTAGAGCAGGAGCAAACAACGAAGCTAACCAAAACGTAGAGTTAGTGACCAATGCTCCCATACCTGCAGGTTCATCACTAGAACTTCTTGCAGGTAACAAAGTCGTACTAGAAACTACCGACACATTATCCGTCACAGCATCTGGTGCAACAGACGTAGCACTCTCAATCATGGAGATAACATAATGCCTTATGTAGGTAACGCAACAGCTACCACATTCAGCACAATACCATCGGTGCAAAGGTTTAACGGAGATGGCTCTGACACGACATTTACGCTGTCACAGACCGTCACTAGCGTTCAGGATATACTTGTATCAGTCGATGGTGTAGTGCAGGACAGTAACGCTTATACAGTGCCTGACGGTACAACACTGACCTTTAGTGCAGCACCTTCATCTGGGACAGGTAACATCTTTGTCAACTACCTAGCATTAACAGATGGTAGTGTTACAGCACCTGAAGCAAACAAGGGTAACTTCAAGCATGGTGGTATGTTCAGAACTAATGCACAGTCAATGGATAGTAATGTAACAATCGCAGCTACAGAGAACGCAAATGTTACAGGACCTCTGACAATAGCAAGTGGTGTGACATTGACAATAGACTCAGGGGGGAACGTAGCAATACTATGAGCAATCTTCTAGTACAAAATATAAAGCACACGAATGGCACTACCTCTATGGTTGTAGACAGTAGTGGTCATGTTGCTACGGATACTATTAAGGGAAACAGCACAGCAGGTTCTATTAGTGTTGTTGGTGAAGGTGGTTCTACAACTACCAACTTACAGCAGGGTTTGGCGAAGTCTTGGTGTCAAGGTAATAATGCTGCAGCACTCCAAGATAGTTTTAACTGTGCTAGTGGAACAGACCACGGCACAGGAGAATATTCCTACACTTTTACTAATAGCTTTAATAATGATGATTATGCTTCTGGTGCAGTAGTTATAGGAGCAGAGTTAACAGGAATGAATGGAGTATTTACATCTTCTCATAGGATTTTAGTTTTTTCAAGGGCTACAGTTCTTACTTTAGTAGACCAAGTAAATTACCTCACAGCACACGGAGACTTGGCATAATGGCAACTCTCAAAACAAACACACTCACAGGCACATCAACAGCAGGGTCTATTGCCGTCACAGGAGAGGGTAACTCTACAACTACCAACTTACAGCAGGGTTTGTGTAAAGCGTGGGCAGGTTGTGATGGACAAGGTACACCTGTTTTCCAAGACAGCTTTAATCACGCTAGTTTAACAGACAATGGCACAGGCGACCAAACTTTTGCTTTTACAAGCAGTATGAATAATGATGATTATTCTGCATTAGGAGGAGGAGAACGTAATGCAGGGGGTCAAGCTAATATTATAGGTCACGTTGATAAAACTACAAGTAATTATCAAATGCACATTAAACAAGATGAGGGTAGTACAGATGAGTATTTAGAAGCTTCTTTTACAGTACACGGAGACTTGGCATGAGTACACTAAGAACAAATGCCCTAGAGGGAGTAGACGCAAAGAACAGCATCACTATTGTTGCAGGTGCAGGGAATATTACCACTACGAGTGTGCAAGAGGGTTTGGCTATGAGTTGGGTAAACTTTGACGGAACAGCAAGTAATGCTGCTGAAAGAGACAGTTTTAATTTAAGTAGCATGACAGATTCATCTACTGGTAACTATGTTGTTAATTTTTCTAACAATATGGGGAATGGTAATTTTTCTGGTATAGCTATTCAAGGTAATAATAATGCGTCAAATGCAGGAGTAAATGCTACTATCGCTGTTGGTCACACGGCTAGTAGTGCTTCAGGAATAGAAACTTCTAATTTAAGTCAATCTAATACAGATTATGCACAAATTAGTGCAGTATATCATGGAGACTTAGCATGACACCAGAATTTCAAGGAACACATTTATGGGATAGACTAGGGTGGGCAAAGCAAAACCTAGAGCCTTACAGAACCGAATATTGCATTGTGTGGGAAGACCCTGACAACCTAGATGAACCTGCAAAGGTGACACACCCTGACCCTAACTGGATGGCGTGTGCTTTGAATGGTGGCATACTACCACCTGTATGGGTTTATTGGGAACTCAAGAAGGACGAAGCACAGCCTGACTTTGTAAAGCATACACGAGGATACTTGTTGCACAACACAGAACCTGTTAAAGCTATGACAGAAGAAGAAGCAATAGAGTATCTAATACAGAAAGATATACCTGAAAGGGTATGGAGAGATTATGAGAAGTCAAACCGACCAAGACTTGTCATATGTAAGAAAGAGCAACTGCCACAACAACGAACATGGCGAAATGCTTGGAAAATAGCTGCTTAAATAGGAGGAACTAACATGGCAACTAAGACTTTTGTAACCGACAAGGATGGTGCAACAATAGATGCTTCAACAGCAACTATACCTTCCGACAGGCATTTCAGAAATGCTTGGAAACTAAGTGGTAGCGTTATGGCTGAAGACATGACTGCTGCTAAAGTTATCTTCAAGGATAAAATCAGGGAAGTGCGAAAGCCTTTACTTGAAGC